ATCATCATGCATTTCTTTCGGTGCTAATCTAAGCATCTCTCTGTATCGTGCACCTATGGTATTCCTTGGATCGTCTTGGTCGTTGAGACCTGAAATTCCGGAGCGCTTTTGTCCGGATACGAGTCCAAAGTTTATATACTTGACTTCTCGATATCTCATGGGTAGGTTTACAACCTCCAATTGCTCATTAGTCGTTGCGATCGTACGATTTGCATCATACAAGTAATTCATGCTGTTAAGCTGAACAAACTTATCTGATACAAACGTCTTCCCGAGTGACTCTTTGAGACCCATTGCAGCGGTTATTTGCTGCCAATATCGATAGCCTGAGTATTTTGTGCGTAGTGCTACATCGTCGCCATTAACGGTCCCTGGTGTCTTACGAAGTGAAAATTTGCGTTTCATCGCAAGTTCGTGAGCCCAGCGTGTTCCAGCGGCGTTCGCCAAACATAGGATACAGAAAGAAGTGATGGACCCCATCAGCTGACCATTTAACTGTTTTATACTCTCCTCCTCTTTTGTCTCGGGGTTTTCTACCTCGATAAAGTGTTGAGTGAGCGATTGGATGAATAACATTTTTTCTACTGGGTGGAGTTTTAGGTGCAACGCGCACTCTTCAGCTAGGGTTTCTGAAACCCAGCTAAAGAGATTGTCAGTTGCTGCTTCATAATCTCCACTTAGAAAGACTTCATCTTTTTCAAGATGGCCTAGAATTTTGTTTATTTTGTCTTCATCAATCGGGACTCCAATGAATTTAAACATTGGATGTTTCTTGAGAATTCCGTGCATTTTTTTCCATATGCATCGGAGAACAGTCTGTTGTGCTGGGGGCATTTTGGTGATTACTCGGATTTTGAGCGCTTCAGGGAGTGCGACTGGAACTGCTATTGGTTTCTCATTTTTGGCCTCCTCTAAGAGGTTGAGCCATAAACTCGAAAAGGCAAATTCGAGTGCAGTCGCGTTTCCCTGAAACTCCGGGTATTTGTGTAATGTGGTGATTTCGTCAATTATAAC